GTTCGTACTCAAATTATAGGGCTTTCCACTCCTGAAATTCAGGATCAGGCAAAGCGCGTACAGCAATTCATGAACTATCAGATAGTGGATGTCATGAAAGAGTATGATCCGGACATGGACCAGTTACTATTCTATCTTCCACTAGCTGGATCAGCTTTCAAGAAAGTTTATTATGACAGCTTGCTGAAGAGAGCTGTTGCAAAATTCATTTCTGGAGAAGACTTGATAATTAATTATATGGCAACGGATCTGGAGAATGCAGATAGAGTTACGCACGTTATTAAAACAAGCGCCAATGATATTAGAAAACAGCAATTGCAAGAATTTTACCGCGACATTGAATTACCAAGTGGAACAGTTGAAACAAGCGAAGTTCAGGAAAAAGTAAATACACTAGAAGGAGTTCAAAGGGAATATACGGATAAGGATGATGAGCATACAATTTTGGAAATGCATGTCAATGCGGATGTTCCAGGATTTGAAGATGAAAGCGGAGTTAAGCTTCCCTACATTATTTCCATTGACGAATATTCAACTGAAGTTTTATCCATCAGAAGAAACTGGAAAGAAGGCGATTCAAACTTTGCAAAAAATGATTATTTTGTACACTACAAGTTCCTCCCAGGCCTAGGCTTTTACGGCTTTGGTCTAATACATATGCTAGGTGGATTGTCAAGAACTGCAACAAGTGTTTTGCGACAATTAATTGATGCAGGTACTCTTGCCAATCTGCCAGCAGGTTTCAAGGCACGTGGCATGCGAATACGCGACCATGACGAGCCATTGCAGCCAGGAGAATTCAGGGATGTTGATGTAACAGGAGTTTCCATCAAGGAATCATTATTACCGCTTCCATACAAGGAACCTTCACAGGTTCTGTTTGCTCTTTTAGGATTCGCAGTTGATGCAGGAAAATCTTTTGCAGCTATTGCCGATATGAAAATGGGCGAAGGAAATGAACAGAATCCAGTTGGAACAACTCTAGCTCTTTTGGAAAGAGGAACTAAAGTCATGAGTGCAATTCATAAGAGAATGCACTATGCACAAAAAATTGAATTCAAGTTATTGGCAAAAGTATTCCAATTATATCTTCCACCTGAATATCCGTATCAGGTTGTTGGAGGAAACCAAATGATAAAGCAAACAGATTTTGATGATCGTGTTGATATCATTCCTGTTTCAGATCCAAATATATTCTCAATGGCACAGCGTGTCACATTGGCACAGCAGCAATTACAATTAGCAACCGCTAATCCAGGACTTCATAATATGCGTGAAGCGTATAGAAGAATGTATGATGCCATGGGAGTGGATAACGTGGAGGCAATTTTAAAGCCTGATCCTGAATTACCGGAACCTATGAGTCCTGCAACAGAGAATGCAGGGGCAATGAATGGAAAGGCCCCTAAGGCATTTCCGTTTCAAGACCATGAAGCGCATATTAAAACGCACGCGGAATTTATGTTTACAAGAATGGTTCAGATTAACCCACAGGTATATTCCATGCTGCAGGCGCACATTTGTGAGCATCTTAGCATGATGGCTGCGGCACAGGTTCAGGAGGAATTCAAGCCTCAAATGGAACAGATGCAACAGGCACAGCAACAGGCACAGCAAAATCCACAAATGGCACAGCAGGTAGAACAGCAAATGCAACAATTAATTAATGCACAGGCTGCAAAGCAAGCTCAAATAGAGGCTAAGATGACAGCATCATTAGCACAAGATGAAGAAGCTCGAATGAAACGAGAAGCGGAAGATCCACTAATCAAGCTTAAACAGCAAGAGATTGACCTTAAGGCTATGGAAACACAAGCTAAGCTTTCAAAAGATATGATGGTTGATGCTGAAAAGCTTGACATTGAACGCGACAAGCTGGAGGCAGATACAAGTATTAACTTGATGAAAGCTGCTGCAGATGTTAGTAAGGAAGATTCCGAAGAAGCGATGACTCTCTTCAAGGAGAATATGATTAATTCTAGGGATGCAATGAAGCAACGCTCAGCGGAAAGAATTGCGAGGGAAAATGCAAAAAGCAAAACGAATGGAACTACTAAAAAATAAAGTAGATAAAATTGCTAGTGCTATGAAAAAATTTGAAGATTTGGCCAATAGTGAAATTAACAATAATGAAGAATATCTGCAGGTATGCGGTGCACTCTTGGCAGTCACTAGAAACATGTATGTAGATGCCTTAGGTCCTCATGGCGCAGCTCGAATGTTCCAGGAAGTAGCGAATACTTTTGTTATTCAGGAGGAATTATTGGAACAATATTATGATATGGAAAAACCAACGATACACTAATGCCATTTAGATCTGAAAAGCAACGCAAATGGATGTGGGCCAACAAGCCTGCAATGGCTGAGAAATGGACAAAGGAACATGGCAGCAAGCCTGTCAAGAAAAAAAGAGGTGGATTATTTCATGCAAAAGGCTATGATACTGCCCCTTGGGTTAATGAATACGGATATCCCACTGGGGGAATAACAATTAAAAAAGGAGGACGATAATGCCGAAGGTAGGTAAACAAAAATTTCCATACACGTCAGCTGGAACTCAGCAAGCGCAGAAGCATGCTAAGGCCACAGGACAGAAGGTGGACATGAGTGGATACAAAAAGGGTGGAAAAGTTAAAAAAGTTAAAAGAAAGAAAGGTGGTGCAGTGAAGAAGAAATATCACCACGGTGGCCGTGTTATGGCTGGCCAAAAAAAGCCTAAAAACCAAAAATGTTAACAAGGAGGTCGATATGAATTTATTGAAAGATCTTTGGGGGCACTTAAAAGAATGGAATGAATGGAAATTAAAGGACTGGATAAAAGCCGGAATTTTAGTCATTATTATTCTTATAGTCCTTAAAGTTATTATTTTGCCGGGTGCATAATGGTAACAGTAAGAGTACCAGTAAAATATGGCGGTGAAGATCCTCGTGAAAAAGGGATTAGAAGGAACTATTATCAGCCAAGAAGCTTAATGGCTGAAAAAGCTGCAAGTAGTAGACCTGGACAGGTATACCATACGATGACATCCTTACAGGACCGTATGGGCCGTCCAGGTTATCAAAATAATAAAGCAGATATTAATCAGTTGAAAGGATTGAGACGCGACTGGAATAGAAACCAGAAGTATACCCCTCAGGGCATGCGTGTTTCTGGAGCTACTTCCCCATTGGACGCGCAAACAAGATTCAGTGATACCACGGAAACTTTCCGTCAGGAAAACCCACGTGCTTACGGAACAATGTATCCATTTTCCCAAGGAGCAATGAAACTAGGAGAATATGGTGGATTGCTGGGATTAGGAGTAAGAGGACTTACAGGACAGCTTGGAAAATTAGGGCAAGACATAAAAGATAAAATAGGAATTACAGGCATCGTTGATGATACTGTGGATGCCCAAGAGAAATATGCAACAGATACATTCGGTCCGCACCTCGAAAACATTGAGGAATTGGATTTTACTGAAGAATATGCAGGCCCATGGCCACATGAAGATATGCCTATTTTCCCGGATATTTATAGAGGACGAACTCCGCACAAAGGACTTCCGCCTTTAGACGTTTATGAAGGAAGAAGACCGCATGAAGATATGCCATTATTGCCAGTAGAAGCAGGTCAACCTCCATTGGGCGCTGTTGATGTTACAGGGGAACCAACAAGGAAAAGAGATGTCGGGTATGACATTACAGCATCTGATTTAAATGTTGAACCAATGCCACCGGCTGATTATGGAGATCTAGAATATTTTGATTGGGTAGATAAGTATTATGATACGCACAATCCAGACGGAACACCTAAAGCAGATCCTACAGTTATACCAGGAGGTGGAACTTCCTATGTTGATGAATTTGCTGATGTGGTAGGGGAAGAAGAAGTTCCAACAGCCCTTCCACCATACCAAGGACGTGAATTCGGCCTTGCACAATTTATGGATAAAATGCCAAGAGATTGGCAGGACTATTTGGAAGATTTAGAAAGAGTAGGAGATATGCCAGGTGGCCATTTGACTTATGAAGAATGGCACGATGCGATGCGTAGGAAAAGATAATGCCGGGTTACAGAGAAGATTGGAATCCAGGAACGTCTAATTACAGC